AGAAGATTATGACACAATGCAGAAAGGATTGAGTTGGTTCCGCAAATACTTTCCTAATGAATACATGACAATACTAGACTGAGTCTAGTTGCTAGCCTCAAGCCGCTCGGTGCGAGCGGCTTGGTGCTTCACTCTTAACACACATCGTAGAGGTCCCAAGACCTCTGGCTTTCTTAAAAGAATCTATATAAGTCGATACCCCTTTTTTATTTAGGGTCCCATAACTTGTCCCTTTACCCCTTGATTTAGACATAAGTAAGCTGTAAATACATTGGAAGGTTCCAAAATTAATCCTAAAAAATTTTGCAGAAAATTTTTATGAAACTGACTTTAGATAAAATAAATTTATTACCACTCGACATTCAAAAAGAATTCTTAGAGGCTGGTGTCTTAGCAAAAGAAAAAAGAAGTATAGAAAGAGCACAGAATGATTTTATGACTTTTGTTAAAAGAGTTTGGCCTGAGTTTATAGAAGGTAGACATCATAAAGAAATTGCAAATAAGTTTAATGATTTGGCAAATGGTAAAATAAAAAGATTAATTATTAATATGCCACCCAGACATACTAAATCAGAATTTGCATCTTTCTTATTACCTGCTTGGATGATAGGTAAGAGACCAAAATTAAAAATTATACAATCAACCCACACTACAGAACTTGCTGTAAGGTTTGGCCGCAAAGCTAAGAACTTAATGGATAGTCCTGAGTACAAAGAAATCTTTCCAACACGTCTTCGAGAGGATTCTCAAGCCGCTGGTAAATGGGAAACAGAACAAGGTGGCGAGTACTACGCAGCGGGTGTTGGATCTGCCATTACCGGTCGAGGTGCAGATTTATTAATTATAGATGATCCACATTCTGAACAAGATGCAATGAACATAGATGCTCTCGAGCGCGCGTATGAGTGGTACACATCAGGACCTCGTCAGCGATTACAACCTGGCGGAGCAATTGTCATGGTTATGACAAGATGGAATGTAAAAGATTTAACAGGAAGCTTGCTGCGAGACACTGGTAACGTGAAATCAGACAAGTGGGAAGTGATTGAGTTTCCGGCAATACTACCTAGTGGTAAAGCAGTATGGCCAGAGTATTGGAAGCTAGAAGAATTAGAAGGTGTTAAAGCATCTCTATCAATTCAAAAATGGAATGCACAATGGATGCAGAATCCAACGTCAGAAGAGGGAGCATTAATTAAACGTGAGTGGTGGAGGAAATGGGAGAAGGATACGATACCAACTCTTCAACATGTCATACAATCTTACGATACGGCGTTTATGAAAAAGGAGACTGCGGATTACTCGGCAATAACAACTTGGGGTGTGTTCTATTTAAATGAAGACTCAGGACCACAACTTATTTTGCTTGATGCTATAAAAGATAGATTTGAATTTCCTGAGCTTCGAAGAATAGCATATCAACAATATCAGTATTGGCAACCAGAAACTGTACTTATAGAAGCAAAGGCTTCTGGACTCCCATTAACATATGAATTGCGTAAAATGGGTATCCCTGTTATAAACTATACACCTTCAAAAGGTAACGATAAGCACACTAGAGTTAACTCTGTTGCTCCTTTGTTTGAAGCAGGTCAGATATGGGCACCTGTAGACAAAGAGTTTGCACAAGAGGTTATTGAAGAGTGTGCTGCGTTTCCCTATGGGGATCATGATGATCTAGTGGATTCAATGACACAAGCAGTCATGCGTTTTAGACAAGGTGGCTTTATAGATCATCCAGAGGATTATAAGGACGAACCAATAATTAAAAACAATAGAACATATTATGGATAAAATATTAAAACTCTTAGAGATCGCCAAAAAGTTTGGGGTAAAGCCAAGCAAAGTTATAGGCACTCAAGGAAATGTTGTTCCATATAAAAAACCATCTTTAGTAGAAGTTAATGTTGATGAATTTAAATTAAAAGAATCTATTGATAGTGGCGCTATGACAATGGATAAAGTTCAGCAAGAAATGGAAGAGACTGTTAGACTTGCATTAAGTAAAAACTTAAATGATGTAGAATTAAATAGAGCCCTTAACAATGCAGTTAATATTGATAGACAATTCTTTCCACCATCAGCTGATGTTATAGCGGCGGGCAGCGGGAAACAAGTAACTGGAAAAGGTTTAGAAGAATTAATTGATAAAGAAGGATTAATATCACCTCCTAGTACACCAATAGGAAAAATTCAATTTAGTAATAAGAGAGCTGAATATGAAATGAATAAAATTATAAAAGAATCTGATTTAGATAGTTTACTTAAAGGAATAAATAAAGATCGATTAGCTGAAATGAGATTACATAATGAAGGTTTAGTTAGAGCAGTTACTAGACAAATTTTATCCGAAGATATTAAAGCTGGAAAAATTAAAAGTCTTACACTTGATGATTTAGGAACTAGTAGAGAACCAATAGATTACTTTAGAAAAATATATGGTGAGAATGCATTAGAACAATTGGATAGTTTAATACCAGATTTTAATAGATTAAATACAGAACAAGAAGCAGCAAGCTTAGCAAGATCTAAATTTAAATTTGAACCTGATGAATTTAGATTAAAAGGATCTACATCTTATGAAGATGTAGAAAAAGCAAAAACAACTGAAAAAGAAAAAGGTTTTTTTGAAAGATTGTTTGGCTCTAAAAAACAAGAAAAAGAACCAGCTGAAGTATTGAATATTACAACTGAAGGTAATAAAAGAAAAAGTGTAGATGAATTAATTGATGAGTATAATGCAAATCAAGATAGAACAAGATTATTAGATGAAAGAGGTGAAAATGCAATAAGTTATGAAGAATTTCAAGACATACAAAAGAAAAATGAAGATATAGCAAAAGAATTAGAAAAAAAAGGAGTTAAATCTACTCCAGAACCGGAAGAAGTAAAAGAAGAAGGAATAGTTATTCCATTTAGAAAAAAATTTCCAAAACCAGAACCTGAAGGCAAAGCACAGGGTGGTATTATTGGTTATGCATTAGGTGGAAGAACAGGATTTAATAAAGGTAAACGAGTTTTAGATTTAATTGCTGAAGCAAATAAAAAACTTAAAGGTAAAAAATCTATGGAATCAGTTAATCCTAAAACTGGAGAAGTAACTGTTCCTAAAGAACCCATTAAAACAGCGGAAGAACCAACGGGTATAACTGTTATGGATAAAGAACCTATTATAAGAACAACACAGGATATAGAAAAAGAAATAGATGAATTAGCTACTACTCCAATAACAACATTAGAAGGGCAAAGAAAATATAATGAATTGCATTCAGAATTTATTAATTCATTAGATCCTAGAAAACAAAAAAAAGCTCTTGATTATAGGAGAAATAGTTTAGATACAGAAAATAGATTAATACTTAAAGCAGAGGAACAAGGATTAGATTTTGATACATTTGAAAAATTAAGAACAGGTTTATATGGACCTAGAAAACAACAAACTTTAAATTATATTAAAACAGGAAAAATTAATGTAGAACCTGTTAAATCTGCTACTACATTTGAAGAAGTAAAAAAAAAATATGGAATAGCAGCAAAAGCAGCTGATGAAATATTTCCAAATTATAATACCCCTAAAACAGCAGCTAGTGAATTAGCAAATGTTATGGCAGAACAAAAATACGGAAAAGTTTTTGATGATTTGTCAGGAGATATACAACAAGAACTTTATGAAGAAGCTTATGATTATATAACATCTGTTAATAGATTACCTAAAATATCTCCTTCAAATAAACCCGTACCACCAGAAACAGGATTTAATATATCAGATCCCGAAACTGCAGAAGCTTTTACAAACTTTGCAAGAGAAAATGATCCTGAAGGATTTAAAAAAATTCAAAAGATAGTAGATGATATTAATAATAAAAATGCTTTAGAAGAGTTTGATCCTACCGGAAGAAAACCTAATGCAAAAGGCGGCCCCGCAGGCGGACTTGATTACTTAATGGGATTCTAATGAGTGTTATTAAAAAATATCAAGCGGCACTTCGTCATCGTACAAACCCTCGTTACATGACAAAAGATTTTGTTGTCCCGTTATACACAGGAACAGAACCGGATATTCTAGATGATAGCGACACGCAGCGAGAGTCGAGTGTCTATAAAGAATTTCCAAATGACATGCCTATTATATCTCCAAAAAGAATACAGAACCAACCGTATGAACAATTAGAACTTGCTGACGGAGGGAGTGTCGAGCGACAGGGATTTGCACCAGGAGGTGAAGCAAAAAAATTTAGTAAAGTAAAAACTTCAAAATTTAAATATCCTTTTACAGGTAGATATGGAACTATTTATTATTCAGAACCAATAAATTATGGAGCTCAATCAACTCCACAGGTTGAAAAAAAATATAAAAAATTTCAAAGTTATTTTGATAAAGCTATTGAAAAAGAAGATTATAGTTATTTAAATACAAGTAATAGAGGAAAAGGAAAACTTCCACATCACTATAGCCAAGAATTAAATAGATTAAAACCAGATACATCTGAATTTAAAATATTTGCAGAAAAAATAGGATTAGATGAAAAAACATTAAAAGAAGTCCTTGAAGAAAGAAAAAAATTTGTTTCAGCAAGTAAATCAGAAGCTTTTAAAAGAGGTAAATTAACTAGAATTAATGATCAAAAAATAATTTATGAAACTTTAGAAAAAGGTCCCTCAGATGTTAAAACTTTATCTAAAAAAACTGGACTTACACAATTAGAAACTAAAGAAGAACTTAGAAAATTATTACAAAACGTTTATGCTCAAAGAGTTCAAATTGGAAAAGGAAAGTATGCTATGGAAGATAAATGGTCTGTATTTTTATCAAGAGATGAAAATAAAATAGATCAATTATTAAAAAATTTTTCAAGAACAGAAGGAATAGAAAGAATACAAAAAGATACAATTGGAGATTTATTTTACAAAGCGTATGGAAAACAATTTTTACCAGATGGAAAAACTTTAAATCCAACTCATAGTCCAACAAAATATAATGCCGTATTAAATAAATTAAAAGAATATAATACTATTAGAACTTCTTTACAAAACGAATTTGGAATTAATTTAGAATTAGATCACCCTTTAAATAGATCTGCTTTAAATAATATAAATGCTACACCTGATCAATTAATAAGAGTTAATCCAATTACTAAAGAATTAAACAGAGGTATTAAAGAAAAACTTCAAATAAAATATGATAAAGTAAATAAATCTATTAAAAACGCAAAAGGAATTGAATTAGAAAAATTAGTATCTGAAAAAAAAGGATTAGAAAATTTAACTAAATATTTAGAATTAGAAACTGGAAAAATTTCATCTACAGGAAAAGTTTTAAGATATGGAGTAGGTCCATTTGAAACTTTAAATATGAAAAAAACTATTCTTCAAAATTTAGAAAATCAAAATGTAATAGCACAAAAAATTAAAACCCCAGAATATGCAGAAATGGTTAAACAAGCAGGAGTTGAAAAATTTAAATTTAATGTTCCTGAGATTAAAGAAAAAGTAATTCAAGCAATATCTACTATTGGTTGTGGTCAAAAAGTTCAAGCAATGGGATTAGGGGGCCGTGTTAAATTTGGTAGTGGATCTGATTGTTATACAAAAGGAATTGAAAAAATAAAATCTGGAGAATTAACTCCAGGTGAAAGAATAATTGCAGGTGATTTGTTTAAAGAAATTGGAACAGATACTAATATAATAAAAGGAATTTTATCTGGAAGTAAATCTATAATAAAATCTGCAGGAAACACAGTATTTGATTTTATGATAGGTAAAACTCCAGCTGCTGCTCTTTTTAACTTTGGAATTAATGTTCCTTTTGCTATTGCAGAAGCACAAGAAGGAAAACCCGGTCGTCAAGTTTTAGGAACAGCAACAGATGTTATTGGTTTAGGTCCTTTAGTTGGAACAACGGAGAAAGATGAGCTTACAAAAGCAATGGGTGCAGATGCTGATTTATATCTTAAAATTAATGATGCTAGAGATGAATATCTTGATATTGAAAGACAACGTCAACTAATTGAAAATTCTAGAGAAAGTTTTCAATCACCAGAAGAAATACCAAGTGATATGCGAGAACAAGATTTACAACTTGCATCTAAAAAATTAGATCAAAAAGAAAAAGAATTATATAATTTTTTATCACCTTATCTTAATAAACAAGGAGATGTAGTTTACACAAAAAATATACAAGTAGGTAAACAAATACTTGAGGATCAAGAAAAACTTAGAAAAGCTAGAAGTAATTTAGAAATGAAAAATATCCCATCTATTGGTGATAATACAATACCCACAGATAATTTATCTTTTGATGAATCAAATAAAAATATAAATAAAAAAATAGAAGAGTTAGAATCTAAAAAACCATTATTTGGTTCTGAAATAGATAAAAATATGACACCAGAACTAATGGATGTGATCTATGAAAGTGGAGCAAGAGGTGGAGCAGCAGAAGGTGGAAGAATTGGATTAGCAGGTGGTGGACCTAAAATGGGAAGACGTGGATTTTTAGGATTAATAGCAGGTGCTGCCGCAGCTCCTGATTTAATAAAATCTTTAAAGGGAACAGGTCAAGCTGCTAAAATTGCATCTAAAATAAAATTAGAACCAGCAGAAGGAATGTATCCCTGGTTTCCAGATCTTATTGAAAAAATAAAAATACAAGGAAAACCATTTGAAGAAAAAGAAATAATAATGGAAGCATCTTATAAACATCAAGCAAAAGGATATGGTGGACTTCCAACAGGAGAAGAAACAGTAACGCGTCATGTAGATGGTGATACAGAATTTCTTTTAAGAGAATATCCAGATGGAAGACTAGCTGTTGATATTCATTCTCCAAGAAATCAAGAAGGATCAAGTACACCAGTAACACTTTATTATAGACCTACGATGGAACTTAAATATTACAATGGTGTACAAGTAGAACCTGCTGAATTTAAAGTTCTTGAAAAAGAACCTAGATATTTTGCAAATGGACCAGATGATGTAGATATTGAAATGAGTGAAACAAGAAAAATACCAGGGAAAGATACAATATTTGGAGATGTAGAAGCCGCTGAAAGATTTGCAACAGGTAAAATTCAAAATAGAAAAATTATACCTGCCAAACAAAGCAGAAGAGAACAAATGGAAGATGCACCAAGCGACTTTATTGAAGAAACATCACCTTACGGGCCTGTATATGATTAAACCTAAAAGACTAACATTAACAGTGCCTCCTAAAAGAGGTCCAAACCCACAGGGCTTGAATATTGGTTATAATACTGTTACAACAATAAAATCGGAGAAAACAATAAATGGCAGAAATAGACAAACCAATTCCAACAATAAGTAGACCTTTAACTACAGAACAAGAAACAGAACTTGTTTTGAGTGAAACTGAGGTAATGCCAACTTCACCTACAGAGGTAACTGAAAATGATGATGGTAGTGTTGATATAAATTTTGATCCGACAAAAGATTTAAGTGCAGGTACAGAGTTTAATGCAAATATTGCAGAAGTTATTGATGAACAAGAACTTGGAGTATTAGGATCAGAGCTATCACAAAATTATGAAGATTACAAAAGTTCAAGACAAGATTGGGAACAAGCATATGTTCAAGGTTTAGATTTATTAGGATTTAAATACGAGCAACGTACAGAACCATTTCAAGGTGCATCAGGTGCAACTCATCCAGTACTTGCAGAAGCTGTTACACAATTTCAAGCACAAGCTTATAAAGAATTACTTCCAGCTGAAGGACCAGTACGAACTCAAGTTGTTGGATTAGATACACCAGAAATTCAAGATCAAGCAGATAGAGTTGCAGAATTTATGAATTATCAAATTATGGATGTCATGCAAGAGTATGAACCTGAGTTTGATCAGATGTTATTTTATTTACCTTTATCAGGATCTACATTTAAAAAAGTTTACTATGATGAAACATTAGGAAGAGCAGTATCACAATTTGTTCAAGCACAAGATTTAGTAGTACCTTATTCAGCAACATCATTAGATGATGCAGAAGCAATTATTCACGTAATTAAAATTTCTGCAAATGATTTACGTAAACAACAAGTTGCAGGATTTTATAGAGACATAGATTTACTACCATCAGATGAAGCTACAAATGCAGATAGTATTAAAGATAAAGAAAAAAGTCTTGAAGGAGTTAATAAAGTAAACCCTGAAGAGATTTTTACATTATTAGAATGTCATGTTAATTTAGATTTAGAAGGTTTTGAAGACAAAGATGCTTCTGGTGAGCCCACAGGAATCAAACTTCCTTACATTGTAACTATTGAAGAAGGATCTAGAGAAGTTTTATCTATTAGACGTAATTATTCTGAAGCAGATCCTAAAAAACAAAAAGTACAATATTTTGTACACTATAAATTTTTACCAGGATTAGGTTTTTATGGATTTGGTTTAATTCAAATGATCGGTGGATTATCACGTACTGCAACACAAGCATTAAGACAGTTATTAGACGCAGGAACCTTATCTAATTTACCAGCAGGATTTAAACAAAGAGGAATTAGAATTAGAGACGATGCTCAATCTATTCAACCAGGTGAATGGAGAGACGTAGATGCTCCAGGGGGAAACCTTAAAGATGCATTTATGACTTTACCATACAAAGAACCTTCGCAAACTTTATTAGCTCTTATGGGGGTCGTGGTTCAAGCAGGTCAGCGCTTTGCTTCGATAGCGGACATGCAAGTAGGGGATGGGAATC